TTTGCACCGCTATTGAAAGATAGCCGTTCTTAAAAATTTGGTGCGGTAGTTCAGCTGGTTAGAATACAGGCCTGTCACGCCTGGGGTCGCGGGTTCGAGTCCCGTCCGCACCGCTGAGAGTCAAGACAATACGTCGACAATAGCGGACAAAGCACGTAATATTCAAAGAATTACGTGCTTTTTTCTTTTCCGGAAGTGACACCGAAAGGTCATAAAAAAGCCACTGAAAGACAAAATTTCGTTACCAATTCGTTACAGAAAATCAGATAAGAAAATTGTAACGATTTTCTGATTAAGTCTTTGATTTGTCGTCATTTGTCTCTCGAATATCTGCCTCGATTTTGAATATTAATCCTTCCTTTGCCCCCTCGTTTACCAAAGGATATTAAAAGAAAAAATTATGAGCAGTACGTTTAAGATTCTTTTCTACATCAGAAGAAACTATCTCAACAAGGACAAAAAGGCGCCTATTATGATTCGGGTGACTATTGACGGCAGAATGGTACAGTTCAACTCAAAACTGGACATCGAGCCCCAGTACTGGAATCCCAAGAAACAGAGGGCGGAAGGCGGAGGCAAGCAGGTAAAGGTGTTCAATACCTTGCTGGAGAACATCAAATATTCCCTTCAGCATCATTTCCACGAAATCGCCTGTGAAGAAACTCCGACACCGGAGAAAATCCGGGATGCGTTCCTCGGTGTCGTAGACAAGGATAATACGTTAATGTCGCTATTCAAAAGGCATCTGGACAATCTCAGGAATATCGTCGGGAAAGGAATGGCGCAGGCTACCTACGACAAATACGACATCACCTATCGGAGATTAAAGGAATTTATGAAAAACAGATATAACCTGTCGGATATCCCTCTTTGCGATATCAAGAACATTTTCGTAGTGGATTTTGAGAATTTTCTTATCCAAACGTACGATTACGGCAAGAACACAAGAGCCAAGTTTTTGCAACGGTTTCATTCGGTCATTTTGATTGCCAGGAGAAACAACTGGATAAAGACCGACCCTTTTGACCATTTCGTCATCGGAAGTCAGAAGGTGGACAGGGGGTATCTGACGCAAGAAGAAGTGGATATCATCTGGAACAAGGAATTAAGGGTTACACGACTGGAGAAAGCAAGGGATGCCTTCATCTTTGCCTGTTACACCGGATTGGCGTATGTGGACGTGTGCCATTTAAAGAAGGAACATATCGTCACAATCAACGGAGAGAAATGGATACGGACACGACGGCAGAAAACCGATACGCTGGTGGAAGTGCCCTTGTTGAAAATTCCGGAACGCATCATTGAGAAATACAAGGGATATGTCCTCCCCGATGATGCCCTCATCCCGATTTCAAGCAACCAGAAAGTAAATGCCTACCTCAAGGAAATAGCCGACCTGTGCGGGATTCGGAAGAACTTGAGCTACCACCTGGCCCGCCACACATTCGCTACGACCATTACTTTGAGCAAAGGCGTGAGTATGGAAAGCGTAAGCAAAATGCTGGGGCATACGAAGATTACCACGACCCAAATTTACGCCCGCATCTTAAATTCCAAAGTGAAGGAGGAAATGAAGTTGGTGGAGACGGCGTTGGAAATGGAGGGATAAAGTGTCTGAATGAAGATAAATGACATTGAGTAATTAAGGGCTGGTATTTTGCTCTCCAGCAAGAATGATGCTCAGATCCTTTATTTGGAAAACTTGCTTATCTGTTTTTTAGCTGAATAATGGGGAAGTGTCTCCAATAACCCCAGAACTGAAAATAAATGACGTAGCAGTTTGTTATTCTATCTCCCAATAGATTCAAGACACTAAAATGAAAAGCACGTATATTTAGGAATTCTTTGATAATATTAAAAACTTAACAAAATCGCTTGGAATAATATCAATGATTTCCAAGCGATCACTAAAAATAAAATTTGACACTATTTAGTTTACACTACCTAATATAGTATATTTTATAATGCTTTATTGCTCTTATTAGATAATATACTACTTAGTTCATGATATTTTTTCCTTTCAAAATCACAATACCCGCTTGGTACAGAGAACGCTTCAATTTGGCCATCATTAGTGTATATTGGAACTGCAAGAGCTGGACACATTCTGCAAGTATTACTTGCTTCACAGCCAGAACACCCTCTAATCGATTTATTTATATGCATATTTACAAATTGCCTATTTAAATCTATACATTTGTGAATTCCTAAATCAGTAATTCGAAAGAGGCATTCTTTAGTTAGAGTTCTTATAATCGGCAAAACGAAATGTGCAAATTTTGAAAACGAAATGTGTAAAAATTGATATACTTAACGATATGTGTGATAGGTTTTATGGTATGTCTTAAAATCAACTAAAATAAAAAAACGGGATATAAAAAATCCCGTTTTTTTTACAAATTAAAGAAAACCTTTATTCAATGCCGGCCTCTTTCAAAGCTCTCCATTTTGCCCCTGTCGTCGGTACGAAAACAAAAGCCGTGTCAAAAATTCCATAACAGGTGGTATAATCCTTTTTATTATATGCTTCTATAATTTTAGCACATGCGGAACTCATAACGGCATTTGGAATATATCCAATGGTATCGTCTACGCATCTATTAAGCGTATTTATCCAATCATCATGATGTATATCAAAAAATTCTCCGGTTATGGTATCTCGTATTCCTATAAACAAGACGTCATGACCGGTTGTAATTAGCCAACCCAATTGAGGTTCAATATCCTGATAGGTTGCTATGATTACCCATTCCCCAGCAAACAAAAACCTCCTGTTTTCAAAGTCACGTTGACAGCCACCACCATCGTAAAACTGATCTCCTGTTCCAAGTGAAAATCCTGGTATTGTTCCATCATTAGGATTCCAACGAACGGTATAAGCATATTTTAGCACCATTTCTACGGAATCCATGTCGCTGCGTGTCGGTAAATTCCGACCATATACAGACATTTTGTGGTTGGCGTCCAATATGCCGTTATCCTTATCCTTGCCGCAACAAAGAATTAAATTTAAAATAAGCAATAAAATTAAATTTCTCATGATTGATTATCGATTTTAATAGTTACAAATGTAATAAATTTGGTTAAATTAATACAAAAATATATCCACAAAAAACAAAGCATCATTGGCTGTTGAATCATCTGCTGTTCTGACCTCAATCGTGTTTGCGGTTCGGTTGTATAAAGTTGCATATACAGCGCGGGTTGTCGTATCGAACTGGGATTTTGCCTGTAAGATAACAATATAATTAGTTTTGCCTAAATTATGCGTAATGGTATAATAACCACTACTGTTACGGACACATCTCCCATTACTCCATACAGTTCCTGCCTGAAAAGCACAAGTTATAGAACTTGATGTACCTCCACACAAGTACCTTGAATGTAAGGTAACAAATCCAGAATGCGTATGACTCTTTGCTGCATATGCAGTATCGTGATTGTGGTTAGCCGCTGCGGCTCCAACCTCTGAATAGGTATAGCCCGGTTTATTCGGCTGTTTCGCCCAGGCGTATACATCGCTTGCCGGCATTGACGAAGGGAAATCCGTTATCTGGCTTTTGCTGTGGGTATGACTTTTCGCGGCATAATTTGAAGGGTTTAAATTGGCAGTCGTGTACAATTCAGCAGAACGCGCCCAAGACGATCCACCTTTGGCCCCTTGCATGATAAAAGCCCGCAACGCCGCACTTTTGGAAATTCCCAAAGCAGTAGTAACCGGTACATCACTACCGGTATAGGTATCCATTAGTACAAAATCTTTATAAGAATTATCTCCATTGACGGGGGTATTCATCATATTGAAACGCACTTTTCCCGATGGAACGTAACTCGGAGCCTGTTGACCACCATTTCCGGTATAATTTCCCTTTATCGTATCGTGTTCGTGATTTGCCGTGGCATAACTTCCTTTGGGTTGGTATACTGAGTCGTGATTATGGTTAGCCGCTGCGGCTCCAACCTCTGAATAGGTATAGCCCGGTTTATTCGGCTGTTTCGCCCAGGCATACACATCGCTTGCCGGCATCGACGTCGGGAAATCCGTAATCTGGCTTTTCGTATGCTTGTGCCCTGTGTCTGCTTTCCCGTTTATCAACGCCATAATTGTCGTGGCAAAATTGGGGTCGTTATTCAAGGCGTTAGCAATTTCATACAACGTATCCAACGCCGCCGGACTTCCGTTTACCAGTTCCGAAATCCTGTCCGTGACAAATTTCTTTGCCGACGCCAAATCGCCCTCGTGTTGGGCATCTGCTTCTTGTTTAGTGTAAACCTCCGATTTGCGATACACATCATCACCCAGGTTATTTACTTGATTATCGGCATATTCTTTCGCAATCCTCAACGCCTCCGTATCCTTATCGTCCGTTTCTTTTTTCGTGTACGTATCATTCCACCGGGCTTTCTCCGTATCCGTCACCATCCGGTGTTCCGTATCATCCGTCAGGTCTGCCGTTTTGCCGGAAAACGCCACCGCCTGCAGCCCGGCAAACCATTTCCGCACCTTTCCCCAAAGAACGGACAAAGTGTCCCCTGATTCCACATTCTCCCGCTCCTCCGCCTCCTTGAACGAAACGGTCACCTCCTTGCCGTCACCGTCCTTATCCAGCTTATGCGTCACCCCGGTTACATCCAAAAAGCAGGCAGCCCCGGAAGGAGTAATTTCCAAATAAGGTTCGTCTGTCGGCTTCTCCGGCAACAGTTCCGCCCGGTACTCGTAATAAATCGGGTGCATCTTCTCATCGACGTACTCCCGTTCTACCGTCTCGAACCGCAATACGAAGTAAGCCGGCAAAGCCACCTCCGTCACCCCGGCGAACGGTGCCACCTTAAAAGTCGCGTTCCCTTCCGGGTCGGTACCCTGTAAAGCCACCAAACCCTCCGAAACGTTAAATGTCCCGTCTTCCCAATCCATTACCTCACACCCCTTAATGACGCAATTCCCGTATTCCTCGAAAAAAGCGTCGATGACTTTAAACGGTTCCGCCTGCAAGTCGATAATATGTTCACCCGCCCAGCGGCGCACTCCTTCTACCTGTACATGTCTTCTCATATCGTTAATTTTGAATGATTTTGTATTTCGTCAATGCCTGTTTGTATTTCTCAATCTCCGCCCGGATTAGCTCCGTTTCTACCGATGCCGGGATATACACGATAAAATCCGCTTCCCCGAATTGTCCCCTGAGTTCATTTTCGAGCGGTATTTTCGCCACCACGTTCTCACGAATCAGCCCGATTTCCGGCTGCATGGCGATACCTTCACGCTCCAGTCCGATAAACAATAGTCCGTCCCCATACGTCTCAATATGGATTGTCGGGGCATGGTATTTCTTCTGTAGGTAACCCTCCAATACTTTCACCTGGTTTGTAATGTTCATCAGCATCCGGATATCATCCCGCCATATCCCGAACACCTCAAACAGTTCCCGGAGCGGCAGCACGAATGCCCGCATCAGCCACAGCCGTACACGCTGCCGCTTGTGTGGCGGAAGGAGCTGCTTTACTAAATTGTCATATTCAATGTCCGGATTCATTGTCCCATACTTTTAACAGATTCAACCACCAGTACAGAGTCGGGCGCATAATCGAAATACCCGGATTCCAAATCACTATACACGTCAAACGGCTTGAAATCATCATCTGAAACACCTTTCCGGGCAATACCTTTCAATTTACATGTCACCACACCCTCGGCGCCCATCACCGCATCGATAAACTGCTGCACATAAATCACCCCGTCAAAACCGATATTCGTCTTGAACGTCTCGATGGCAGCTTTTACATTTGCTTCTACTTCTGAATAAGGATAAACCGTATCATGCCACACTTTCAAGTCATAGCGGATTTTATCCTCCGTTACAGAAACGATGTCCGTCACGGTACCGGCCGCCCGGATTTCGTGTACGTAAGCTATTAAATTATACTTCTCGGCAGGAGAGAGCGGTACCACCTTCCCGGCATCGTCCGTCTTGGCCACCTTAATGGTAAGGTGTTTGGGCGTTTCTTTGATTGCCACCACCTTCACAATCCGCGCCGCCGGATCATCTTCCGCATAATACAACGCCGCCGTTTTCTTATCGAAAAGGAGTTTGTGCCCGTTCTGGAACCGGAGGCACTGTTCCCCATACCAACGAACCGTCCCCGGTGTAATTTTGTCCGTCTTTTCCTGCACTTCCTTCCGGAACAAATCTAAAATCACCTCAAAAGCGTGTATAGCTGCTGCCATCACCCACGTCCAAAGCCGCCATTCCGCCACTTTCGACATCGACAGCTTTACCTCCGTCCCGGCTTCCAGTTCCGAGACGATGCTCGCCTGTATCTCGTTTATTGTCCTTGCCATATCAACCCGTATAAGTTGTTACTTCATCTATTTCTTTAATTACCGACGTCTTTATCAGTTTGCTGTCCGTGTCAATCCACACTACTGAGCTGGCACGCACCGGTAAGTCCAACCGGAACGCCTGCAACGCCTCCGGCACCTGCCGTCCGGATATGGATTCTTTATCTGGCAGCCCCGCCTCGGGGTCATTCTCCAGTTGCGGATTATTGCCCAGGAACTCCGCCAGCGCCTCGCACGTCCCGTACTGCTCTACCAGAATATCATAAACCGTCTGGTTCGGTTTAACTTTTACTGACTTCATATCTTGCCGTTGTGCTTACACTACCTTGTTTAATGCTGATTTTCTCCACTTTCATGCCGTCCTTTACAAACTGCTTGCGGGTCGTTCGCAGCAGGTTCTCCGGGTCGTTGTCCTGCAAAAAATTCAAAATGCCCACACCCATATCCGGAAATTCCTTGTAATGCCCCTTGTCTGCAATCAGAATGTCCTGCTGGTGTTGTTCGGTACTTTCCGAATAAACCAAATCGCCCGTTTCCAAGTGGACGTCCCCATCTGCTGTCTGTTTGATATCCAACATGCTCATGATATTTGACATTCAAACGTTCCTGTTACCGGTCCGCCCGTTGTCGGAGCTACCAGTCCGGCCGTATAGGTAATCGTCGCGCTTTTAATCGCGTTGATTACCGCATCCGCAATCTTATCCGCTACTTTGTCCAGGGCGTCCGCCCGTTTGTCGTCCGCCTGGTTCATCACGGCCGTAAACGCTGCCTTTACCTCGCCTTTAATCATCTCTTTTACCAACATATTAACCCTCTAAATAATCGTTTAATCCCTGTTTGATTTTTACAAAATCCGCCACGTTAATCGGTACCCCTGACGGCCCTACGCCCGTCGGTACCGTCAGCTTCGTAATCGCATCGATGAGCGTCTCCAGTGTCTTCTTCAGCCCGGCACCGCCTTTCACGAACGTCAAGCCCTTTTCTGTTGCCTTCACCACGCTTTCGCCCACCTGCAGTAGGCATTTTTCAGCATCCACTGTTACTGTGGCATTTTCCCCGATGGTCAATACCATCCGCTCCACTTCCGTGAACATCGCCACAAACAACTCATTGCTCCCGCCAATCCGGGTAACCAACACATGGCTGCCTGTTTTCGGAATGAAACAAAACCCCTTTAAATCCCCCTGTACAATGCCGTACAGCCTGACCTCTTCATACGTCACATTCTCCACCTGCACGCTGCACGTCCGGTTCTTTTCATCCACGGCGGAAACCTTCCCGGAAAAAACCGTTTTTTCCTGCTCTTTCATCAACCGGGCAATCTTATTCCAAAACTTTGACACCTCTTCGTTCATGGCTTTACATCTTAATACCCAAACTGACCATCCGCCGGGCACCGTTTGTCCCGAATGTCGTTTCCACTCCCTCGACATAATACCGGCCGTCCCTGTCTGGATAGGTCGTATCCGTCAATACCGCCAGCATACAAGGTTCTGCATAGGGAAACAGGAACGTTTCAATCTTCCCTTCGTATCCGTCCCGGCTATACTTTTTCAGCTCTTGCTCCGCCAGTGTTTTCAATTCAGCCAAATCTTCCACGTCATAGAAATACAACGTCCTCGTTGCCCCGCCCTCGCTGCCAATCACGCCCTCCACCTTCGTGCCGTCCTTCTTGAAGCACACGGCTTTCACCTGCAGTTTCACGTCAGCGGCCAACTGGAACTTTAAATCGTCGTCCCGGATGACGTTGTACCGGAGGCGGTATTTCACCTCCCCGCTTGCCACATCGAAAGCCCGTCCTGCGACCACCCGTCCCGCCATGTCGAAAAAGATATTCAGCCCGTAGTCTGTTTTCAATTTCCCTAACACATAGGCCACTGGCTTGTTGTCGATGACAAAGTTTTTCAACGTCAGATTCGCCGCATGCAAAACCGTCAGCCCGCACTTTTGCAAACACCCTTTCAGCGTCATCGTACCTGATAGCGTAACATTCCTGCTGCGTGTCAGATAATAACTGTCCTCGCATTCGATTTCCAGCGGGGTGCGGTAATTCAACCGCCGGACGTACCCCCGGAACTCTTCGTTCATCTGCCCGTCGTACCCCAGCCAGACCGAAACTTCATCGCCCACCTTGACAGCTTTGGCCGTCTCTATCGCCGTCGCCGGTTCTTCCTTCTGTTTCAGCACGGCGGTCACCGGAACCTTTATCACGGCGGTAGCTCCGACCAAGTGCACGCTCCGGTTTATCTTGACCTCGTTCACGCCTTTGAACGTTTTGCCGCCTATTCTTATTTCACTACAAAGCACGTACATGATTCAATCCATTATCAGTTCAAATGCCCGGTCCGTGATACATGTAATTTCTACCACCTGCACATGTTCCGTCTGTCCCGAAGGAGGCAGATTCAATTCGCTGATGACCACTTTATCGCTTTCCGACAGGAAAATATCCGTCAGGGCGCACTTCAATTCTATCGCCTCGTTGATACCATACAGCTCCTGCATCGCTTCAATGCCTTCCTCCGGCCATTCTTCGTTTTTCCCGACAATTGCGCCCGTAATACTGACCCGGTAGTCTTCCAGGCTAATCAACTCCTTCACGGAACCCTGCCGACCGACCAACGGCGTCTCGATGATGTTCTTGCGTCCGGTGATGCTGACCAGGGCGCAGGGGATTTCATACTCCTTCCCCTTGTGCACAAACGTCACCGGCATGAAGTAATAATTCCCCAGTGCATCCTTTTTATAAATCGTCGTTCCCTTGTTGGAATGTGTCTTCAACGTCTCCGCCGTCCCGTCGACGGTAAAGTCTTCGCCCCAGTAATCATCCCGTCCCTTTTTGGGGAACCACACGCCGGGATAGGGCAATCCCTTATACCCGGCCACGTTTTCCAATATCTGCAATATGTCAAACTTCATCAATACCTCCGTTTATTCTCTTCATCAACTCGTTTATGATAAAATCCACACTCTCCTTCGACGTTCCTTCCGGTACATGGATGACAACCTGGTCGCAAAACTTCCCGAATTGAATTTTCTTTTCCCTTTTTTCTTTCGGATGCAAGGAAACTAAGGGAAGATTTTCAACCTTTTCACCTTTTAATCGTTCACCCGCTAACGTGTGGGTGTCAAAGACTGGCGGAATCGCCGACATGCCATTGGCAGATTGCGGTACCGTCGCTGATAAAGAAGCAATCAAGGCGATTCCGGCGGCTGCCTTTTGCACGCCAAACAAGATTTCCCGCAAATAATCCGACTTTTCCTTTTGCATTTCCAATTTCAAGGGGGCTTTTCCGGAAATCGAAAACATTCCGTTGCTGCCTTTTCCAGAAGGCTTGGATATCATCGGTTGACCCGGCATGGAAGAAACTGAAGACAAACCGGAAATCTTCACCGCCGCCAGTTTTGAGGCGATAGCGCCATAGTTCGTACTTCCCTTCACATTGTTCAGGTCAACCTCTCCGGAAGCCCTCTTCCCCGCCTTCCCTTTGGATGCAGTGCTTTTATAAGTCTTTGACGTGAATTTTTGTCCGTCATCGGTGGAAGCAATCGCAGGGACCGGCACCGGTTGTTCCTGTTTCTTTTTTTGCTCTTGGCTTTTCCTCCAGCTTTCACTGCCTTTGGCCAGTCCCGTTTCTGCCGCCTCGCCGATATCCTTGAATTTCTCTTTCGGGAAAAGTTTGTTCCACATTTTTCCGATCCAGCCGAAAAACTTGCTCAATGCTCCGGTGATTTTCTCCCAGATGCCTTTGAAAAAGTCCCAGATACCGGAAAACACCTTCTTTATCGGCTCGACAATCCAGGAAAAAGCTTTCGATATGGCTTCCGATACTATCCCGCAAGTCTCCGTCATCCAATTCCAGATACCGGAAAAGAAATCCCCGACGGCTGAAACGCCGGTCATGACACCGTCCCAAAGGGAAACAAAGAAATTCCCGACGGCTTTGAAACCTGCCACAATCCCGTTCCAACACCATTTAAACGCATTCCAAATGCCGGAAGACACCCATTTGACCGCATTCCACCACGCTGTAAAAATCGGCTTCAGCACATTGTTCCATACGGAAGACAATACCACTCCTATATTGTAAAATACGGCTTTCACGACCTCGAACGTGGCAAACATCATCCGCCGAAATCCCTCGCTTTTTTTCCATAATAGTTTAATACCCGCAACAACTAACGAAATACCTGCAGCAATCCAGCCGATGATTGGAATTGAATAAATGGCTTTCCCGACAGCCCGGAAGGCATACGAAAGCGCATACGTCGTCGCCACCGACGCCAACGTCAGGGCATTATAAAATCCCATCGACGTGACTGTGGCAGCCATCGCCTTCGTACCGTTCCATAACGCCTTTGTCCGCGCCTTGATGGCTATCGCCAGGGCGCTTTCGGAAAAACATGCCATGGCGTTCACTCCCATCAGCACCGATGCCGTCCCTTGAAAGAAGGTGACCGTTCCTTTCACGTAAGGCATGATGCTTCCCGCAAAATTGAACAGGCTTATTTTCAAGTCATCCACAAAAGCCTTTTGGCGGGAAACCTTCTCGTTATAATTCGACATGACCGTTTCCGCCATCGTCACGGCCGTATTCGTTCCCTGGATGCTTGCCGTGTATTGGTCTACCGTGTCCAGCCCGCTCAACAAGGCAAGGGCGGCGTTCGCATTCTCCTTGCCGAACAATTTTGAAATCAAGGCACTGTCGTCCATAACCGACCGTAACGGTTTAAGCCGTTGCGTCAAGCTCAGGCTCTTATTGGTCAGGGTGTCCACATTAATCCCAACGGCACTCAGTTCTTCCAGCACGTCCTTGGGTAAGAAACGCCCTTGAGCCAAGGTGGACATCACGTTCCGGAGGGCGACACCACCCTCGCTGCCCTTTTTTCCCGCTTTATCCAACACCTGTATCGCGGCGTTAGTTTCAGCAAAGGATATGCCCGCCATCTTGGCTGCCATACCCGATTGCTCCAAGGCCGCTTTAATTGCCGGAAGTTCGGCGGAACCGGCTTGTGCAGCCGCAGCCATGATATTCATCATCCTGCCCATTTCACTGGCCGCCCGGGTAGGGTCCTCCAGCGACACCTGGAATTGGTTCATGGCGGTCGTCAGGACTTCTGCCGCCGCTTTCGTATCTCCGCCCATCGTCTTGGAAACCGTGGCAATGTGATTACCCATTTCCGCCAGGGCTGCCGGAACTCGTGCAATTTCCGGTCCCAATTGCGACAACACTAACTTATACGACTCCACGCTGTCCGCAGCGCTTCCGCCGAACGTTTTCGCCGCCTGCCGGGCGTATCCCTCGATTTGTTTCAATCCCTTTCCGGTTTGTCCGGTTACAGCGGAGAGGTCGGACAAAGACGCATTCAAGGCGGCGCCTGGTGCCGATAGGTTGTCAAGTTTCGAGGCAAGCCCCTGCAATCCCTGGTTGATGTTGTTGAACGCAACGGCACAAGCACCCATCTTCTGAATGGAGGCAGAAAGCCTGTCAAACATGCCGGAGGTATTGGAAGCAACACCCGACACGTTATTAAGGGTGGCCATCGCCATCGCTCCATTAATGGAAATTGTAAAGGTGTATGTTGAATTTCCGCCCATTTTTGCTATCTTTGTCCTAACCCAATAAATTGGATATGGGAATCGTTTTAGGTATCATATTTTTCATGGCAGCAGCTGGCACCATCTTTCTCCTGTTTATGTGGGGATTGTGGATATTGGGAATCGCCGGGGATTTCCTGCTGGGAATATACCGTGTCATTTTCAGGAAGTCCGGAAAAACTTCCGGAAGCAAATCCCGTGTCCGGATAACCCCCGAAATAGACCCGCTGGATTATTCCATCTGCCGCAAGCCATCCAAATACACAATTACGATTGACTGAGCTGGTCTGCTTATTTCTCATTTAGCTTTAAACAGTCTTCCGATCCGGCTTACCCGGTAATCTTCCACCCACACGGCCATGGCTGCCTGGTGTGTCCATTCTTCATCTGTCAGTTCTTCCGGAGCGAGGTGAAGGACGGCGCGGATAAGGGCATCCGCTTCATAAATGCCTATGCCCTTATCCAGCCCTGCTCCGGTCAGAGCTTTTTTAACTCGCCGACTTTAGCGTTCACCAGTTCTTCCACCTTTTGCGACAAACCGAAAAACAGGCCGTCGTCATCCAGGATGGATTTGTCTTCGTCCAGCAGGCAGTTCTTTAGGACAACCTCATTATACCGCATCGGGTCGCCTTTGGCGTTGATGGTTGCGGCGGAAAGAATCCGGCGGTCAGGTTGACGGAAATGCACCCTTTTCATTTTGCCGTCTTCTGTTTCCACTTCGTAGACAAACACATTTTTGTATTTGTCTTTCCACTCCTGAACCTGTTCTTCCATCGTCATGCTTTTTTGTTCTTTCGTCTTTTCCATTTTTCAAATCGTTTTAAATACTGATTAAACACATCCGTTGGCCTCCTTACGCCACGTTTTGTTTCACCCGCAGCGCGATGAACGGCAATTCCACTTCCATATTCAAGTCGCCTTCCTTCATGCTCCGCGTAGTGTCCGTGATGGAAGCCCCGACGATGCGGTCTACCGTCAAGATGCCGCTTTCGCTGGTATAGCTGACGACAATGTCAAAATCAAGGTCGAGGATATCCGTTTTCCCGGCTTCCACCGCCGCCCGGTCAAGGGCGATCAATTCACTCTGCAGGACGGTTAGCGTACCTTCATATTCCCGTTTCCCGTGCTGAATGCTGCGGGCGTAACGGCCGGATCCGAAAAGGGCTTCCTTCGCTTTCTTCGATTTATATTCAATGCCGCGCAAGCCTCCGACCGGACGGCCGAGCAGGAACACCTGGATATCGCAATACGTATACTCTTTGCTGTTAAACTCCATGTTTTTTCGTTTTTATCGTTAATGAATTACAGGGCGGGATTGTCAAAAGACAGATTCACCGTGATTTCACTCAATACTCCCATCGGTACCAGCTTGCAGTCGATTTCCAGTTTCCCGGTACTCAGAATGTTCTGATTCGGATTCACGTATGCGGAAAAACTGCTGATTTGGCTGCCCATCTCACTGTTGACCACATTTTCAATCATCCCCTCGAAACTCTTGCAGGCGCCTGAAGGTAGACTGCCGTCTTCATCCACGGCTATGTTTTCCAGAATTTCGGAAATATAAGTCGTATAGGCGATTATCATCGCTTTGTCGATAATCCTACCCAGATGCAACTGGTTGTAATCATCGGAAGCCGGGGCGGCCATCGGGGCGCCGTTCAGGTAGCATCCGTTTTTTGCCGTCAGCCCGATGAACAGGATATACCCCGCATCGTTTAGGCTCTCCGCCATGCCGCTTTTCTCCAGATAAAGATTGCCGGAGGTAAAATAACCGGTGGAAGCGATTGCCCCGGACTTCACCCTGCCGATGCTCTGTTGCGGCTCCATGGCTGCCGCCCGTCCCAGAATCATACCGATGGCTGCCGGATAGGATTCCCCGATGGCGCCGTCGGAAGCCAGTACGAAAGCAACCCGGTTGCAACTGGATTCGGAAGGCTTGTAAAGGTTCTCCGTACTTCCGTTCCAGGCGGGAGCCGGCAACAACAATCGGAACGGTCGTATCTGTCCGGCATAATCATCGGCGGTCTGTTGCGCTTTTTCAGCGGCTGAAATAGCATCCCCATCGATACCCTGTGTAAGGTCGGCCTCATATTCATCCGACGGCAGTTTGTTCACTCCCACCAGACGGATGCGTCCAGCAGCGGAATCTATCAGTTTGCGGAGCGGAGAACCGTCTGCAGGGTCGCACATGGCGGTGAGCGTGGTGGCTTCACTGACCATCAGGAAATGCAATTCCGCACCCTCACCCGTTTGGGCGTAGAAAGCCCGGATTTCCTTAAATGCCAGCGGATTGTTTTCTGCCGTAATGCCCAATCCTATCAAATCGCGCGTGGAAGACAACTGGTAGGGCTTGTTCAGTTCCAGCTGTCCATCCACCGCCTTTCCGGTCAGAATCAAACCGGCAATCCCGTCATCCGTAGAGGAGCTCTGACCGAGATTCCCGTTGCCTAATTTGATATTTACTTTTGGTAAACCCATGTCATTTCACTTTTATGGTTTGTACTTTTCCCTCGTTTTTCAGTCCCCTCTGGTGGAGCCGGGCCAGGCTTAAATCTTTTTCCAGGAACACCTGGTTGTCGGTAGTGACGTGGAAAGCCTTCTCTTTGGGATAGGCCTTCCGGTAAGATTCCAAAAAGGCAGGGATACCTGTGTCGCTTTTGGATTTTTCTGCTTTCTCCTGCTTGGCCGGTTTGGATTCTTCTTCCTGTTTCTCCTGCCGGTTCTCTTGCCCGGCATTCTCTTGTTTTGCAGGGGCTTTTTTATCGGCTTTTTCCTCCTTTCGCTTCGTCTCCTGGGCAGGTGTCGTTTCGGTTGCTTCCGTTTGCTTTTCCGTGACCTTTGCCTTTTTTTCCGGGGAAAGCCCGGAATCGGTCATTACTTCTTTTGCCATAGTCAATTGCTTTTTTTGATTTATAAATAATTGTTTTGCCACATCCCGGATGGTCCGGTTACTTCCTGAACAGAAGGCTTTTTATCCATGACCAGATGGACTTCCGACACTTAAATACGATATAAATCGGAACGCCCACTAATACACAATTCCCCAAACAGACTCGGAACTTCTGCCACCCCGTCAACCGGTTCACATACACCGTTTCTTTTTCCTGATTCTCCATAAAGTCCGTCCGTTCCACATACCGCTCCCGGAACGTCATGAAAATCCCGAACGAATCCACTTTGGCCGTTGCTGTCAATACATTATCCCGGATATCGATTTGGGGCGGTTGCACGTGCGTCCCGGCTTTGTAGGCCGCTATCTGTTTCAGCAACACATTTCCAACACTGTCACACTCCAAAAACGCTTTTATCAAAGCCGTATCAGGCTCTACTTGTGCAAATACAAGTGTGTCATGCACTATTTCCCGGACGGTCTCCTTCTGTACTCTCTGGGTGCTGCTCATTTTCTCCTGTCCTTTGCAATTCGTCATAAACAGGGCAATTGTCATAATAAGGACAGCGGTGAATACTCCGAAAAGCCCTCTCCAGCCTCTCCACATATTTCTTAAATTTTCCATTTTCACTTTTTAAGGTTTCAATCAAATTATGCTGAACTTCCGAGGCCTCAGCGTTTGCCTCTTTCACCAACTCGACCATCAACTTCGCATTGATGATATCATTCTTCTGGTTCTCAATCTCCTTCGCCCTCGCTTCCGCTTCCTTGGTTTTTACTTCCGCCTTCTTCGCCCGGCGGGCATAGAGGACGGAAGTAAAGACACCGAGCAAGGCAGTCAGGGCGGTAATGACTTGTACCACATCCATGACTTCATTTTAAGGTTATTTTCCGCTGTAAATGGCACCAATGTATTTTCCCCGGATAGGCAATGCCATCGCCCTTTGCTGGAAGCCGATGATGTCACCACGTTCTTTCGGATCCTTGTATCGGGCGAACACTTCCGTCGCTCCCCGTGCCAGGCAGACTTCATCCTTGCAATACATCAAAGATGCCTGGGTGTCCGTTTCGCCGATGGCGGCTCCGAAAGCCTTCTTTTTGCCCGTGGTGGTGTCGAAGTAAGGCAGACCGGAAAACGTAAACAACTTGGAGTTGAATATTTTCCCGGCAGCCAGGACTTCCTTGTACAGTTTCGTGTTTTCCGCCTGCAAATCCGCCAAATGGACAGCATTCAATACCACGACCAACGTACCCATATCCACGTCTAAAGCACGGAATCGGGCTTCCATCGTCAGGATGTCCTCGAAGGAAATCCGTTTCAGTCCGTATTTGTTCACGGCTCCGTCACTCACCAGCACCGGGGTCATGTCGCCATTCCCTGACGGACACCAGTTATGCGCCGCATGTTTGGCGATGTGCTTAATCAATGAATTCCGATGGGAACGTACGACGCTTTCCATTTTATTGTACGAGGATTCCATTTCCTCCACGTTCCGCACCAGCGTGTTCTCCGTGTCGAACGTGTGCAGGGGCAATTCCAGCGGAATGTCATCGCGCGCAGCCATGGGAATAGGCCATACATCATTATCGACCAACACCCCCGGGTCAACCCCCGCCTCCTGCAAATGCAGGACATTTTCATGTACATGTTCATCCATGTTTACCGACTGGGAAAGGAATGAAGTATCCGGTACCATTCCCTCCTTAATCGTTGCCAACCATAATTCTCTCTCAATAGCCATTTTTCTTTGTTTTTAGATGGTTACACTTTGCTTTTGATGTTCTCATACATTTCCGGAGCTTCTTTCTGGAGCCGTTTCAAACCGGCCATATCGTTTTGCATCCACTGGAGCAGCGTCCAGTTCTTCCGCTCTTCCGGAATTACGTCTCCGCCGGCAATTCCTCTGAGCTGTGCAGAAAGGCTCTGTTTTGCCGGAATAGCGTCCAGGGTCGCCTTGGTTGTTTCCGGATCCGCCAATGCCAACCGGACGAAAGCCTCCTTCTTATCGGCGGTGATACGTCCCTCCTGGATAGCAAGCCCGACCATTTCCTCAGCGGCCTTTTTCCGGTCGGCTTCTGCCTTCTCTGTCAGTTCCTGTACTCTCTTTTCGGCGTTTTCCGCCTTCACCTTCAGGGCGATAATGGCTGCGTTGACGGCTGCCGCTTCCGCCGTTTCTTGAATGCCGAGTGCCACCAGCGCCTCGGCCGTTAATTTCATTTCCGTGTTCATGTCTACATTTGGGGTTATGTTTTTAATGTTCTTTGAAGAGATGCCCAGGCGGATGATGTTTTCAACATGCCCCTTCACGTCCGCATCTTTTACCAGTTGGTGGTGGTTGTCGTAAATCCGCAGAGTCAGGGCGCCGGCATTGGAGGGAACGCTGACCGTGGAGGCTTCAAACAGTTCCCAGTCCGTCACATAAACATCCTGCTCCTTGGTTGCCGGGTTCTCCCGCCATTCCGCCGCAAGAATGATGATGCCGGGGGAAGCCCCACGCAGATACCCCCTTTCCACCTTGCCTTTAATCTTCAAGGCGTCCGGGTCTCCTTCGTCGAACTCCGGTTCGGCGGTGAGCAGGGCGCCCTCCGTTTTCAGGTTCAGCCATTTCCCAATCAATTGCTCCAGGTCGTGGTTGTTCAACATCACCGGATTTTCATTGAACCGTTCAAACCTCCCTCCGGCATTTAGCAGATAAAAGCCGTGTGAATTTTTTTTGGTCTCATCGTTGAATACAAATCTTTCCATGCTCTCTTCATTTTTTCACGAAACAAAATTGGGGGATATGTAACACCTGTTCAAAAAGAGTGTCAAGGGTTTACACTATTTTTTCATGCCTCTTTTTTCCGCTCCATTTTTGCCGAAAAAAAGGATGGCAACACAACCGAAACACAAGTTATACAGCGTGGCGGAATCGCTTTTTGTCGAACAGGGGATGACCTGTTCCGCCATCTCCGTGCAATTGGGCATCACCGAGGCGTCCCTATCCAAATGGCGCAAGCAAATGGACTGGGATGCAAAACGCGACCGGGTCATATCCACACCCGCCAAAATCCGGGAGCTGCTGCTGGAGGAAATGAAGTCTGTTTCCGAAGGGAACAAGGCGAAAATAGATGCGGATGCCCTTTCTAAAATCAACAAGGCGTTGAGTTACCTGGACGGCAAGGTATCCCTCTCGGTCGTTATCTCCGTGTTCATGGAGTTCGACAACTGGATGGCGGAAGCCGATCCGAAAAAGGCGGCGGAATTTACCGAATACCATAAACTTTTCATTGCCTATCGGGCAGAGCAGGATTCTTTAAAATAAGAAAGGCATGGCAACAATAGACCAGAAATTTCAAAAACTCATCTCCAAATACGATGAACATTGCCGACGAATCAGCAAGGCGACGTTTATCAACATCAATGAAACGGCAACGGATAAATTAAAGCGCGTCAAGAGGCTGGAAGATGACTACATCCGTTGGTTCGAATACTATTTCCCGAATTACGCACAGTGTAAATGTGCCTGGTTCCACAAGCAATTTGCAGACGATATGCTCCAGAATACGGAAATTTATGAACTGTTGGAAATCTACCGTTCCGGGGCAAAGTCCGTCCATGCGGACATGGGGGTGCCGTTGTTTCTGTATTACACGGGTCGGCTAAAATTCATGTTGCTCATCGGAGAAACCGAAAAGAAAGCGCAGAAATTATTATCCGCCTGCCAGGCGCAACTGCAATACAATAAACGCCTGATAAACGACTACGGGAACCGTTTTAAACTGGGCGACTGGGCGGCAGGGGAATTTCTCACGACCGACGGGGTACGTTTCATGTCCCTCGGCTTCGGGCAAAATCCCCGTGGCGTGCGTGAGGAAGACCAGAGACCGGACTACATTGTCGTGGATGACGTGGACAACAAACGGCACGTCAATAATGACCGCCTGATGCGCGAGGGGGTGGAATGGATTTTCGAGGACCTGATGGGGTGTTTCAACGAAACCGATGGGGCGGTCAAGCGGTTCGTATTTGCCAACAACAATTTTCATAAGAACAGCATCACCAACCGGATGAAAACCCAGTTTAAGGTCCAGATTGGCAAGGCAAGGGACAGTAGAAAGAAAAGCAAATACCGGATTCTTTCCGTGTCGGCGGTGAAAGACCTGAACACCTTTGAACCCAACTGGCCGGAAAAGACGTCGGCTGACTACTGGCGCGAGAAATTCGCCAACACGCCGTACCGCTCCTTCATGCGTGAGTATATGCACAAGCACATCGAGGACGGTTCCGTTTTCCGGATGGAGGACATGCAATGGAAAAAGATGCTGCCGCTAAACGAATACGATGCCCTGGTGTTTTACGGAGACCTTTCCTATAAAGCGGCGGCCTGTCACAAAGGGATGATTCTGATTGGAAAGAAAGGACGGGAATTTCATATCATCCATGTGTTTCTCCGGCAGGCCAGCCGGATCGTTTTGGCGCAATGGCTTTATGACCTCTATGAAAGCACAGAGCTGAAAAACTGCCGGAAAGTCCGCTATTGGATTGAAGGGCTTTTCGCTATGGATGAATTTGTCAATGACTTCGACACCGAAGGCGACCAACGCGGATATTACATTCCGGTCAAGGCTGACAAACGTCCTAAAGGCGACAAGTACGACCGCATCGAGGCGTCGCAATCTTTCTTTGAACGCCGGAATGTCTGGTTCAACATCGACGAAAGGGAAAGCGCAGACCAGATAGAACTGGTAGACCAGTATCTGGCATTCGAGAAAGGCAGCGAGGCACCGGTTGACGGGCCGGATGCCGCCGAAGGGGCATTCTCAAAACTCAACACTGTTTCCTACCGGGCGAAGACCACTTACCGGTTCGGAAAACGGGAAAGCCGAAAATTTTAAACTTTAATTCATATCGACATGAGAACGATTAAATACATCGTAGTGCATTGTTCTGCCACCCGGCAGAACGAAACAGTGGAAAGTATTCAAAGATACTGGAAAAATACCTTGAAATGGAAAAATCCGGGCTACCATTACATCATTAAACCTTCCGGCGAGATTGTGCAGTTGCTCGAAGAGGACAGGCCCAGCAACGGGGTAGCGGGTTATAACTCGCAATCGGTGAACATCTGCTATATCGGGGGAATCACCCCGGCAGGGAAACCGGTCGACAACAGAACGGAGGAACAGAAGGCTGCCATGTGTTTTTTACTTCAGCAACTAAAAGAACGTTACCCCAAGGCTTCTATCAGGGGACACCGGGATTTTTCCCCCGACCTGAACGGCAACGGAGTCATCGAGCCGTTTGAATGGCTGAAACATTGCCCGTGCTTCGATGCCAGGGAAGAATATAGAAACATTAAATAGAAAGCCATGTTTATCGAAATCGAAGAATTGAAAACAGCGGTATATAACTATACGCTGGGACAAATTACCACTGATGACGTAGTGCTCCGGTCGGCAATCCTGATGGCAATTCAGGAAGCCACCAGCTACCTGAACGGGCGTTATGATACGGCGGCCATATTCAATGCCGGGGGAAACGAGCGTAACGCACTTGTATTGGAACATTGTAAAAGCATGGCGGTGTGGTATATTCTCCGTTTGTCGAATGCCGACATCCTTTTTGACAAAGCCAAAATCTATTATGACAACGCTATCGAATGGTTTAAACTGGTGGCAGGAGTCGGAGAATCGGGTAAAAGTATCGCGCCCGACCTGCCTCCCAAAAGGGAAGCGGACGGAAAGATTGTCACGACGCTCCGGTGTGGAAGTAACCGGAAATTCCGCCATAGTTTTGACGACTGACGGATATGCCGTTTAAAAACCGTTTAAATTAAACAGAAACGACAAATAAGATGAAAAACAATAAACAATACCGCATGGGGAAAAAACAGCGAAATAAGTCGATAAAAAACGGTAGTCCGAAAATGGCGGAACGCCGGGAGGGCTACGTAGCGAAAATCGTGCCCAAGACCATTTCCCGGACACGGGCGGACGTCAGTACCTGGAAAACGGCGCTCCGGGCTGCCGACAGCGCGGAGAATCCCCGGAGAGCAAGATTGCAGAACCTGTACACAGATATATTGCTGGATGCCCACCTGACTTCCCAAATCGAACTGCGTATGCAGCATTCCCTTTCCGTGCCTTTCGCCTTGAAACGGGACGGGGAAGTGGACGAGGAAAATACGGCATTCCTAAAGGCCGCAAGGTGGAAAAACGAAATCGACCGGGAAATCCTGTGGGCGGATTACAGGGGATGCTCCCTCGTTGAACTCACGACCGAAAACGGCATGCTTTGTGTGACATCCCTGCCGCGCAACAACATCATTCCGGAAAAGGGCATCCTGTTGTTAAGCGAAGATGACACGACAGGGGTGGATTACCGGAACTGCAGGGAATACGGGACGTGGTTGTTGGAATTTGGAACCCGTACCAATTATGGGTTGCTGAACAAAGCTGTCCCGCACGTCCTTTTCAAACGCTTTGCGCAGTCCTGCTGGAGTGAATTGTGCGAAATATACGGCATACCTCCACGCTTCATCAAGACAGATACCCAAGACCCGGAAATGCTCAGCCGGGCGGAAGCCATGCTCAGGGACATGGGGTCGGCCGCCTATTTCATCATCGACCGGGAAGAATCGTTTGAGTTTGCCAAGGGGGCGGAAACGAATGGCGACGTGTACAACAACCTGATTTCATTGTGTAATTCCGAAATATCCCTGCTCATTACGGGGGCGGTTATCGGACAGGACACGAAAAACGGGAACCGTTCCAAGGAAGAGAGCAGCATCAAGCTGCTGGACAAAATGGTACAATCTGACAAAAGAATGCTGGAAAGCTACTGGAACGGGACGATACTGCCCGCCTTGGTGAGAATCGGCATACTTCCGGAAGGACTTACCTACGAATTGCAACAGGAGGAAGACATTGAAAAACTGTGGAACATGACACGGGAGGCGTTGCCCTATATGGAGGTAGACCCGGAATGGATGAAGGAGAAATTCGGAATCCAAGTGACGGGAAAAAGGGAAATGACGGGTACCGCCGGGCTCCGTATCGATACGTCCGGTTTTTTCGACTGAGCCCCGCCGGTTGGCGCGGGGCTGCCATGGGGTTGTACGCCTTGACGGATTGCAGGCTGGCAGTGGATGATTCTGCTACGGGCAACTTGATAGAGCCTTATCTGGACAAACTTTATTCCGGAGAATGGGACAAGGACAAGCTGATGGAAGAGGTATATTTCCACAACGTGAAAAAACTGCTTTCCGGATTCGAGCAGGGCTATGGGAAAAAATTCTTTTCTCCGGAATGGACAATGGAGGACAACAACCTGCTGAACCGGGTACAGAACAACATATTTGCATTCTCCGGCGCCAAATGTTTTGCGGAGTTGGAAGAACTGCGCGATGCTGTCTATGAAAACGGGAAACTGGCGTCTCCGGGGGACTTCCGGCGGAAAGCCCGGCAAATCAATGCCCGGTACAACCTGAATTATTTGGATGCCGAACGGCAGCAGGTGATTGCCGCCGGAACGCAGGGAAGCCGGTGGATTGATTTCGAGGAGACCAGGGACACGCACCCATACCTGGAATATGTGACGGCACGGGACGAACATGTGCGGGAGGAACACCGCGCTTTGGACGGTTTGGTTTATCCGATAGACGACCCGTTTTGGGACAGGTATTATCCGCCCAATGGGTGGCGGTGCCGTTGTACGGTCAGGAAATGCACGGAAAGGGAATACGCCCACAAGACCGGCAACTACGAAAGCCGGGCGAAGACGTCCATGCCTTCCTCCGAAGACGCGCAAAAAATGGGCGGGAAAGTGGTAGCGAAACCGTTCCGGCACAACGTGGGAAAGTCCAAAATCATATTCGAGGACAATCACCCGTATTTCCAGGCGAACGCCTCGGCGAAGGCGTTGCAGCTTTCAGCCGTGAAGAACTACGGCATGAAGCCCGTGAAGGAGATTTACGGCTATCCGAAAAGGCTTGCTGCCTATAAAGAGGAAATCCGGACGGAAGAAGATTACCGGGAATACTGGCGTATCCTGGAATCCCACTACGGCAAGGAGGGGGAGGGATTCACGCTGATTGACCGGAAAAACAACATTTCCGCCCGGTTTGATTCCAGCCTGAAGGAAAAATTACTAAAAAAGGAAAGACATGATTATTTTGATGAAGCCATCGACGTGTTCAATTCACCGGATGAAATATGGGCAATGTTTAAGAATGGTAGTAACCACGGATTTAGCAGGGAGTTCTTCAATGTCTATATAAAATACTATAAGGATAAGCCGATAGTGCTTTTAATTAACAGCCAGGGGCGAGTGGACAGTTTTTATAAAGTAGAAACAGACAGTGCCATTGAAGATTTACGCAAGGGGCTATTAAAAAAGAAGTAACAGAACCTTGTGTCGCTCCATCTTCCGCTGTTCAGGCGTCTGCGGTTATCCGATTCTGTTATTCTTAAATTGACAGTTCCTTGTGTGCCCCCCCAAGCGTGGTCAGCGCTCTGGCGTTTTCCGGTTCTGTCGGTTTGAATGGATAAAACTCCATGATGCCTGATGGCATCTCCCAAATGACAATTTTATCCATTCCGATAGGACAAAGGTAAGACAAAAAATGAATAAACCAATATGCAGGATATTAGAAAATTAGTAGAGGACTTCAAAGGACGGACGGAGGAAGTCCGCCGGCTGCAAAAGAGAATCCCCCGGTACGTGGCGGCAGCGGCTGAGAAGATGAAAGACGCCAACTTTTCCGCCCAGGGGTTTGTTGAGAACGGCACAGCCCGCCCCCGATGGAAAAAACGCCAGCGGGAAAACCACCTCACACGGGGACGGCGCATCTTGTACGGCAACGGGAACCTGCAAAACAACGTCAAGGCAAAAGCACTTGCCGACCGGGTGAGCGTCGGCGTGGATTTGTCAAAGGTGCCTTATGCCAAGATTCACAACGAAGGCGGCAGCCTCGTGCAATACGTGAAAGCCCATACCCGGAAGCATTATAAAAGCGGGAAACGCTACCAGGTGCGGAGATTCAGCCGTAAACTGACCATGCCGCAGCGGAAGTTCCTGGGCTATTCCCCGGACATCTTCAAAAGTGCCGAAAAGGACATCCGTTATGAGTTCAACAAGATATTCAAAAATTAATCACCATTTAAAAATCGCTTAAACACCATGAAAGAAGTATTTAACGACATCCTGGAACGATTGAAGACAATCCCCGAACTCCGCTACGTCGGGGAAGACTGGGGACAACTCAATTTTGAACAACCGCCCGTTGACTGGCCCTGCGCCCTGATTGACCTCGGCAATGCTGAATTTTCATCGGCAGGCATAAAAACCCAACAGGTGGATGCCACGGTCAACATCACCATTGCCGACATCCGTTATCACGGCGTTTCAGCCGTCACCCCTCCGGAACAGGAGGGCAAAGCCTTTGCGATATTCGATTTGATTGATAAGGTGAACAAACTGCTGCACGGAACCGGCGGGGAACATTATTCCCGGCTTTGCAGGGTATCGCTTAAAAAGATGCTCAGGGAAGATGCCGTCCGCGAATTTGTCATGACCTACAAGTTTGCCTATACGGACACCACCGCTACTCCGCAATACAGAAAACTCGCAGACATTAAACCCGACATTCAGATACAGAAATAAACCATGTAGAGGGGGAAATAAAAAAGCCCCCGACTTTTTATAAGTAACGCCAATCACTTTATAAAACAAACGCAGAAAACGCGCAGCCGAGGGCAAGACCTTGACCGCGTTTCCTGCGTTTTATTTTTAATGATTGGCACGACAAAAATAGATAAAAAATTGGATTATGACTGTATTTGAAATTCTCAACTTTAATAAAGAACTACTGAACCGATTAGTAAGTCTCGGATTTCGTCCGGACGACTGTAAATACATAGACCTCTATGCGGAATACGAGCGATTCCGCCGGAACAACGAAAAAGTGACCTATGCTGTCTCCGTCCTGGCAACCCGCTATGAAATATCGGAACGCAAAGTATATGAAATCATAAAACGCTTCAGTAAAGACTGCACACCCCATGCAGCGTAATCCCGACGATATTTTTCATAAGCCCAAAGCAAACCCGGAACTTTGCTGCAACCAAAAACTAAAAGCAATGAAGAAATACACCTCAGCCCCGCTTCCCTTCGTGGGACAAAAAAGAATGTTCGTGACCCCGTTCAAAGAACTTTTAAAACAATACCCGGACGATGCCATTTATGTCGACCTCTTCGGCGGATCCGGATTACTCTCACACATAACAAAACGGGAAAAGCCCGATGCAACCGTCATATATAATGATTTCGACAACTACCGGGAACGGCTGCAAAATATAGAGCGGACCAATGCGCTGCTGGCAGACCTGCGGGAGATAATCAAAGATTACCCAAGAAACAAATTAATCTCCGGAAACTTCAGGGAGCAAATTTTCAGCCGGATTGCGGAAGAAGAGAGAACCGGATTTGTGGATTACATCACCCTTTCCTCCTCCTTGCTGTTTTCCATGAAGTACGTAGTGGACTTCAATGCCATGCAAAAGGAAAGCCTTTACAACACCGTCCGTCGTTCAGACTACCATTGCGACGGCTACCTGGAAGGGCTTGAAATTACCTCATGCGACTACAAGGAACTGTTTGCAAAATATAAGAACCACCCCAATGTGGTGTTCCTGGTCGATCCGCCTTATTTGTCCACCGAAACCGGAACTTATAAAATGTATTGGAGACTTGCCGATTATCTGGATGTCCTGACCGTTTTGCAGAGCACATCATTTATTTATTTCACCTCCAACAAGTCTTCCATCCTGGAACTATGCGAATGGATAGGGCAACATCGACTCATCGGCAACCCGTTCGAGGGTACCACAAAAGTCGAATTTAACGCGCACATGAACTACAATAGTCACTATACAGATATCATGTTATACAAACAAACAGCGTAATATAAACATCCCAGGAATAAAAAAAGAGGACTCTCTTTCAAGTCCTCTGAAAAACAATCCACCAAGTCTATATATTAAAATTGTTTTTTTCGTACACCTCACATTCGCGGCACCATCTGTATATAAAAAACAAAACGGTCGAGCCAGTTATCCGTCTGACAGAACCGCGAAGCCTGAAATAGGAATAAACCGAACTCGACCGTAGCTTATACGGATCGCGTCAGTTTATTTTTCTCCTATTTTAGTCTTTAAAATTCGCGGTTTCTCAGACGAAAAAAATAAACGTTCACAACGTATTCATAAAAAGCGATGCGCTTCCGCATCGCCACAAAGATAGGAAATTTGTCATTGATAATACTAAAGGGTTAAATATTTCTACTATTTGATTTTTTTGCATACTTTTGATTCAAAATTTTAGGAGTCATGTCAACACTTATTGGTATTAGTTTTAAAGCTGGAAATAAACTTTACACTTTCTCAAAGGAAAGTGATTTCCCTTCTGCCAGTGAATGGAATAATAAATCTAATAATGATTGTTTTGGATTAAAAATGGACGCACTTCTTAAAACATTTATACACGAATACAAAAAAAACAATAAAATTGTAGATGATACGGAGCCCAATAGTGTGAGTTATGCACTGCATTTTGATAAATCATAATTTTAAGTATTCATGTATAGATTACTACTTCGTTATTTGATTTTTTGCAGTTTCAGCAGCTTGGATTATTATTTGTACAAAAAATCATGATTTTATCAATCTTCCCCAAACACTATCTTTAACTGCCTCCCGTCTTCCAATTCCTCCGCTTCTTTCGCTTTGCAATACTTCAAATAAGTCCGGTAACAGATGCCGAACCGGGGATAAATCTGCGTTTTCCACACCTGCTTATGGCATTTGGCATGGTTTTCCGGCTCATAATACCGGGCTGTAATCTCCTGTATTAGCCGCGCTCTCAAATAATATCCCTTTTTATTGTAGGCCATTAGCGAAAAATCCCTATATTTGCAATTGCCACATTGCCTTGTTTGTCGGGATTTCTCGCTTGCAGGGCTTTTTTTATTTCATCCGGTTCACCAACATGCACTCCATCGCCTTGATGACCTGCCCAACCTCTTCTGGCGTGCATTGCTTCAACGGCTTTTTCGGTGCGCTGTAATACTTCAACCACCTGCCCAATCTCTCCGGGTCGGCAACCATTCGCCCCAACCGGTCATGAAACCGTGTCCATCCCAACTGATAACAGATGGATAGGACACGGCGGTGCCGCGGGTCAGTAAAATTCGCCCACCCCCATCGTTCATCACTATTCAGGTCGTTCGTCACCTTCCTGGCTTCATCGCTACTCAATGCAGACATGGATGTTACCGGATGTTTCAGGCATTCCGTACAAACATCATATCGTTTTTCCCACAACCCCCGCCCATTCAAGACGGCAGCCAAACGGCGTTGTTCCGGATTGGAATGATTCATCATGCTCCTGTCAATTAAAATTCATTGTTCCCGGAGGCGGAGTCGAACCGCCTCTGCGACCATCCGGAAAAACCGCTTATGCCTCCGTCATACCTAACGGGACGCTCTTCCATGCCCCGTTTTCATCCTTTACTTCCGCCCGGATAAACGTCTTCGAGGGCATCGGCTTATAGGCATTGGCAATGATAGCAACGCCTTCCATGAAACGCGGGTCACCGGAACGGTCAGCCATGTTTCTCAGCTGCATAACCCGGCTCGGCTTCAGGGAGCCTTTTTGGTCTTTTGCCAACAACTTCATCACCGTATCTACTAACATCCGGCTGTTTTCGTCCCGTGCCAGCCCGGAAATATACTCCTTCACGATGGCGATTCCGTCATTCACCGTGTCGTCATAACTGTCCACCACATAACATCCGAGCGTAATCCGGCGTGTGCCGCCCGCATTCATGAAAGCGTGGCTGCACTGGCTTTCTTTGATGTCGTATAATTTCCTTTTCATCTCCAAGGCAACGGAAAATTCATCATACACCTGTTTCTTCTGCTCTGCCAACTTGCCGCTGATTTCTTCCAGAACAGGAAACATCTGGTCTACCTTTTCACTCACCAGTTCCTTGTATGTCTGTCTCTCGGCTTCTTTCTGTCTCAGCATTTCCTTTTCCGCCTCCAGGGCTTCCTGAAGCAACGCCTGGCGTTGTTCCGGGGTCAAATCTTTTAATTCCATAATCATTCGCTTTTTTTGTTATCATAGGGGAAAATATTCACCGTTAATTCTTTCTTCACCATGCCGGAACCTCCACATATCCGGCAGGGTACATACTCATATTCATGTTCCACGCTCCGGCCGACATAAACGCTTTTTTTGCCGGTTCCTTTGCACTCCTTACAAACGTCTACCCTGACGTACCGCGCTACCGAAGTAGCATTTTGCTTGTGTAAAACTTCGTAACTCATATCCTTTATTTTAAATCGGTTAATAATCCATATTTATAGAAAAAACGTTCTGCCAATGCTCCGGACATTTCCCATTTCAATATCCCGTTCACACGCATATTGGCAGCGTGTTTTACCCGGTTCCATTCGACCTGTACCCGTTCGACTCCGTCTTCGCCGATTTGCCAGCGGGTCACCTTGACCACTTCCCGGAATTTTTTCTTTTTCCTATCCACGACACACCTCCTTTTCCAGTAATTCATCCTCCAGCCTTTCCGGCAGGTAAACCTTTTTCAGATGCTCACACAACATTTCATAATAGCTTCTGAACAGCTTTTTCGTGCCCGGTGTCAGTTCTCCTTTCTCTATTTTCTGAAAACAAAGTGCGTTTACGATCGCCCTTTGCCCCCGAAGCCATTTCCAGTATCCGGCACGACGTTTCAGTTTCATGGCGTCTGCAGGAGAGTATGAGTTTTCCGCCGCCAGGCATCCGGCTTCAAACAACGCCGTGTTGTAATCTTCCGGGGTGATTCCTAAAATCTCGTATGCTTCCATATTTAAACAGGTTTTAAACGGTGTTTAACATGCTTTTCCGTACTCTTTTTCATACAGTTCCCGGCAGACCCGGCACCCTTGTGCATTGGCTGCACGCTGTAACCCCACCAGGGTGTTGTTCAGGTCGCCATAGTTGGAGGATTCCGCGCATACCTTGTTTACCACATAGCGGTCGTTGATGCCGATTTCCTTGCAAATCTCCTTCACATCGCTCTCGCCCATAGGGGACAGCATGACCGTTTTCAATCCCGACATGAAACGGCGGAAAATCTGCGGGGCGATATCCCGTTCGCAGTCCCGCTGCCGTTTCATCTTCCGGAACCAGTTCGGAGTCCCCATAATCATAAAAGCACATTCACCTTTCACATTGTCATAAATGGCCTTAATCCGTCCCCAGGCCGGGAGTTTCAGGTTTTCAGCTTCATCAAATACCAGAATAGGACGTTGCCCGCCATCATAAAGCGTTTTTATCCGCTTTTCGATAGCTTTCCGGGCCTGTGTTTGCGATAAGTTTTCAACGTCTTTTACACCCAACGTTTCGGCAATGTAATGCACAAAATCCCGTAAATTATAGTCATTTGCACAACGCAGTACGAACGTACCCACCGGATATTTGATTTTCATTTCCTCTGCGGTGAACGTTTTACCGCTTCCCGTTCCACCGATAACCGTTTTTACAGTTGCACCTGTTTTCGCTTCAACAAAAGCACTTTCAATGTCCAGATATTGCTCCGTTTCAAACTTTCTCCAATATCCCTGTTTCAATTCCAACCCGATGAAAGCGGCAATCCGTTCAAAATAGATATCCTTGATTTGTACTTTATTGAAAACGAAATCCCCGGATTCACACCCTTTCACCATTGCATCCAAATACCCCACGTTCACGCGTGCATCACGGGCGAATTTGTTCTGGCTGTACGTCTTGCCGCCTCCGGCGGTGTCCTGGCTTAGGATGTAAGCCTGCATGCCTTTTATGACCTGCCGTTTTTGTTCTACTGTCAATTCCATAATCATTTATTACTATTGGTTAATATTTTACTCATTGCATCACGTTTCTTTCGCAGATAGGCTTTCCGGTCTTCCGGTTTCGTAGAAGCACTTACTTCCTCCGGTTCCTCGATGCCGTCGCCGTACATGTCCGTTTCCGCACGGTGGAGCGTCTCTTTATCGAACCATTTATACCCCAGCTTCAGTACCTCTTCCGAATCGCCGAAGTCGGCGGCGGCCCAACGGCCAGCAATCGCACGGCGTTTCTGCTCTTTCTTAATTTCCAGACGTTTGTTGATTTCCTCCCGCTCGTGTTCGCGGTAGTCCTGTACGGCGTAAGCCATCCTTTCACGCTCTACCGCCCAGGCGGCAAAACGGCGGGTACCGTCGGCTTCTTCTTTGTACAGGGCTATCCGCCGGCGGTCGGACGGGTCAAACCGTACCCAGAACTCCTGACGGATGTATTTGCACGCAAAGTCCACATCAGGCGTATAAATGCGGGGAATCTCATCGTTTCGGAAATCAAATTCGTAATCTTTGATGACCTCATAATACTTTTTCACTTTGCCTTCCGTCCAGACCAATCCGTCTTTGGTGTAGGTGGACGGACGTTCGTTCCATTCCCAGAAGAGATTCAGCCAGTCCCAGGTCGTGACCGGGGAGACCTCTTTGTTAGCGCTCTCGAAATATTTTTCTTTGGGTGTTTTGCCATCCGTTCCGGGGGTATTGTTCATCAGGTGGAAAAAATATTCCTGCATTTGGATGGCTTCTTTTTTGCTTTTCAGGCGGTCGTCTTTTTGCAGTTGTTCGATATACTCTTTATTGACCTTGCTGTTAATGGAGGTGGCGGTAATATTCATTCCGGTAAATTCGTCTGCCGACCTCATAAACCCCTCCTGCAATGTCTTGAAACACCGTTCTATAATTTTGCTTTGTCCGTTGTTTGGCATGGCGGGGAAGTGCAGTGTGTCCAGCCGCTTGTAATAGTTGTTTGAACTGTCCCCGTCATATTGCATCTGGAAAGGCAGTATGTAGCCGGAACGCCGGACAGCCATTTGGAAAGCCCGCAGGATACTTTCGGAATCTTCCTTTTCGCAAATATCCCAACCCAGCCAATAACCGGAATACCCGTCCACGATGGCATAGACGTTCAACTTGGCGGCCATGCCTTCCGGTGTCCGGTAATACAGGTTCACTTTCGTACCGTCACCGCACCACACGGCATCACGCATGGACGGTCGGAAACGGAGAATCGTGTACCCGAAAACGTTCTTCCAGGCCTCGTAACCGTGCCGAGCCAGGAACCACACCTGCTGCACTTCCGGTATTTTCAGGTTGAACTTTACACAACTTTCACTGATGGTGGCAGGTTTTCCTCCCTTGGTCGTCCAGCCCATACGGATGACAGTGTCATTGTACCAACCTGTCACCCGGTGATAGTCCGGTTTGCGGGGGTCACTGTATAAATCAATCATAAGCTGCAATTGCTCGTCACCTACCTTTTGCGTGCAGATGTTTCCATACTTGCCGCTGATGAGCGACAGGATGCCGTCTTTTTCGTATGCTACCTGGTTACGGTAACAAGCGGCAGCATTCTTAGGCAACCGGGCGCCTTCCGTAAACAGACCCGCAGGGCTGTTGGCGATTTTGATGCAAACGTCCCGATAGGCTGCCATGCCGGAAATGCCTAATGTTTTCAACTCGCGTTTGCGGTAATTGTAAACATCTTTTCCCATCAACCGGTACCAGCGGCTTTGGTACAGCAACAGGCTGATGTATTCATCAGGCAGTCCCGTGCGATTTTCCCGCTTTATTTCCCCGGTACCGACGTCCAGACGCTCACGGGTAATCACGTAACCGGAAAGGGCTTCTTTCTCCTGTTGAATCACCGGAGGGAGGTAGGAGCGGACAGTATCGTATTTCAGCCACTCTTCCACCTCCACCCCGTTACAGATTTCTGTCCGAATCAATGCCTTGTATTTATCCTTCAGTCCGTCGTAGTGAATATAGACCGTGTTGCCAATTTTGTGGTGTGCCCAGCAATGTACCAGACCTTGACGCTGGCGCAGCAATCCCTTTTTCATAGAATCAAGTGAAACTCCACATGTTTCTAACTCAGGAACAGTAACACAAATAATATTTTCACTAATACAAGGCATTCGCTCTTTTGTTTTGGTTCCCGGCAGCGGAGTCGAACCGCCACTGCGACCATCCGGGAAAAATGATTTGCTAATATTTATCTGGAATTTTATTATATTTGTCCATTATTATTGTAGACATGTTATTGGATTTAGAATTTAAAAAGAAAGTTATAGGTTGGGAATGCACTTTAGTATTCGCAGGGTTAAGTTTCTTGTTTAAAGAAGAATGCATAGGCTTCTTAACTATGAAAATAGTTGTTCCTATTTTTATTTTTCCAGTGATATCTGCAATAAGTGTATGCATGATTTTCTTTGTTAGGTGGCTGCTTTTATTTAAAAACAAAAGATTGAAAGCTAATAGAAGTATCGTAAAACCGGGCTCTGTCATAAGTGTCATAAATGGACCAACTAATGTTCTCGCAATAGAATGGTCGTGGCTTAATCCGCAAGTCCTTATTGCAAAAACTCAGGATGGTCATATTATTAGAGTTCATTATACATCGATTATTTTTCATCTTTGATCCAATTTGCAATACCGATTCCAGCAATAATGGAAATAATTGCAAGTATGAGTATCTGCCAGATATACAATTCCATAGTATTTTTAAGCATTAATATATTCTTCTCTCATTGCGATTAGCTCCAAAGCAGCATCCCGGACGGGGGCTTTTAGCGTCCGCTCTCCTTTTAATTGGGCGCGAACTGTCCGTTCTGTATACAAGCCTTCCAGCTTTTTTGCAATTAACTGATAGTCTTTCGGACGTAATTTTGAATGAATCTCTTGTGCTTCCATTTCTTATTCGTAGATTTGTGACGTTAATTTGACACAAATGTATATTCAAAAAATGAATATACAAAAAAGAAAATCGACAAAATATGAATATTTAACATTCATTATTTGAATATATGGGTATTGCAAATAAAATCAAAGAAGTTAGAAAGGTACTATCTTTGACCCAAAAAGAAATTGAAGAAAGTACAGGATTAACCCAACGAGATATAAGTTTCTTGGAAAATGGGAAAAAGAAATTTATACCAACAGAATATATTCAATTTATGAATAAAAAGGGAGTCCCTTTAGATTCACTTTTTGACGAAATGGTTTCCGTTGAGAATTTTGTAGAACAATTAAAGAGAAAAAATGCGTATCTAAATGCGTATCCGAATGCGTATCTACCAGTTGAAAACAAAGCCTCAGAAACTTGTAGAAAAAAACAACCTTCTGAAAAAAAATATACACCGGAATACACACCTATTCAAATTAAATCATCCAAGACATCATCTTTCGCTGTCCCTTTTTACGATATTCCAGTATCGGCCGGTCCCTTAGGAGTTCTCACATACAGCAATGGAGCAGTGGAACCGGACGGTTATATTGACATGGAAATCTTCCGGCGTTGTGATGCAATCCTGCCCGTGATGGGCGTAAGTATGGAGCCCGAAATCCATTCAGGAGACTTGATTGGTATTCGGAAACTGGACTCCTACAACTGGGAATACATAGAGACAGGCAAGGTTTACATGATTGTGACCACAGAGGAGAGAATGATAAAGTATATCAACAGGGCGGACGATTCTGACTATATCATTTGCTCCAGCCCCAACTACCACGACTTTAAAATCCGCAAGGACGACATCTTGGAAATATACCGTGTCATAGCAAATATCCGGGCGTTATAGTTTACGTCTTGACATCCCATTTAAACCCCATTTAAGGGCGTTATAATTATACTTGGCAGGTAAAAATATCACTCAGCGGAAGGAAAAAATTATACCCAACTTATACTCTTTTATACTTTTCGTTTTGTCGTCCCATTTTCCTCAATACGTGGAAACCCCTTTATTTTAAGGCTTTCCGAAGACTTCCCACAAAAACGGCATTTATACTTTTCGTTTTGCCCCCCTCAATATCCTAATCTCCCCAATGACAATCGGTATCAACTTCAAAAGTTTCCGCATCCAACTCAAATGTCTCCATTTTATTCTTTATCAGACCATAAAAATTGCCTGTAAAAGGAAAAGACTCATACATTGTCATTCCGTCTCCCCGCCTTAAATTTCCAACTGAACCATATTGCAATTTTACTCCAACATATCCTTCTGCCTTGAAATAAACTGTAGTATCATCAATATCCAATAATTTTATGTCATCCACAGAATAGTCTTCTATATTATAGTGTGTTGCCAAACAATCGATCGCATTAATTGTTTCATAAAATAAATTGTTAATGATAGATTTATCTATATGGGCTTCCAACTCATTAGTTAATAGAGACCGACTTTCATCTATTGTCTGAAATAACAATAATACAGCTTCTATCACTCCTTTAGAAAATTCTCTAATGGTATCTTCTTTTATATAAAATGATTCTGGATTTACATGAGTGTATTTACTTAATAAATCAATACTATCATTTACCTTTTTCCCGATTTCGCCTACATCTATACTTAAAATATCAGTAACATAATCGTCTAACAACCCTCCTTGAATTGCATACTTTATCCGTTGTTTTCGGGTAATTTGTTTAGGCTTTTCAGAAGTGGTAGGTACAAACCATGCTGTATTTAATACATTTTTATCTGGTGCTAATCTTGCCAATATATGCCTCGTAAGTTCTCGTAACGAATATGCGAAATTATTAAATCGCAATTTATTATGTACGTCATTAAGATTATATAATGCTGCATTAAACAAATCATGCTCAAAATCGCTACTTAATCGTTTTTCTATTTCTATTTTGAATTCATCTATATTCATTTTGTAAATTCATATTTTTAAATAACGATACTTGATTACTTATTCCTTTTGTCGCTTATTTATACCATACTGCAATCTATAAAACTCCTTTTGTCGTTCGATCTCCTCACGTAACTCCTCTTCAGTCGGCATGTAGAGCATGTATTTCGAGGCAAACAAACGATCATTGTCATGCAGGACAGAGTAGCGGGCAATGTCCTCGTCTGTCTCCGAACAGAGAACGATGCCTATGGTCGGATTGTCACCCTCGCCACGTACCCGCTCGTCATACATCCGTACATACATATCCATCTGCCCGACGTCTTGGTGAGTGATAGTCGTCGTTTTGAGGTCTATCAGCACGAATGATTTGAGGATATAGTTATAGAACACCAAGTCAATGAAGTAGTCTTTCTTTTCGGTGCGGATCAATTTCTGCCGTGCAACGAACGAAAAACCTTTGCCTAATTCCAGTAGGAACTTTTGCAGGTTGCCGATAATAGCTTTTTCCAAATCCGATTCTGTGAAATCGCTATTGGGTTCAAGGCCTATAAACTCGGCAATAGTCGGATTCTTTATGAACTCCATTCGGTCTTGTTCGAACGGGGCGGTCAAAGCCTCCATTTAAGACTTGACCGTCTCCTTATGCTGCGAGATCAACAAACGTTCGTAATACTGCGAACTAATATTACGATCAAGCGTGCGATAACTCCACATCTGCTCGGCAGCCTCTTTCAAATACCACTTACGGGCATCTGCATTTGCAACCTGAAGCAGACGTTTATAATGAGACCATGTCAATATTCGCCACGGTGTAGCGAATATCTCAGGAAAGGTTTGATAGAATTGGCGATAATAATATAACGAGCCGACAGAAAACCCTTTACCAAACTCAGTCGTAAGTTCTTTCGAGAGTGATTTTAGCAGCTGCGATCCATAATCGGCACGGTCTTTCCCCTGTTGTTCCTGTTCCACGATGCGTTTGCCCATCTGCCAATAGCCTTCCACCATCGCCGAGTTTATAGCTGTGTATGCTTTTGGGCGGGCTTGCGTTATGATTCGTTTGATTTCTTGTATAAAATCAGAATTATATACAGAAATAGCACCTTCCTTCATTGTATTATAACGATTTATTTGCAAAAGTACATAAAGAACAGAAAGAACGCCACGAATTCTCCCGTTTATTTGTAAAACTTATCGTCTTGCTATCTCTTTTTCTTCGACGCGTCACATTCAGCTGATGGACGCGCTTATCCCACCAAGCAAGATTTCCGGCCTGACGCAACGAATGTTTGTTAGCTCGGTATCCGATAACTTCGACGAGCGCATCGAACAGAAGATTTTTCATGCGGAGATTGTGGTGGACAATGCGAAGGTCGCAGCCGAGACGAAGGCTTACAAGCAGATATCTGTCATCACCAACTTCACGGACGGGGACGGAAACGACCGCATCAAGGAGATGGTACAGGAGAACTACAACCGCATCAAGGAGGAAGTGAAGCAGATAGTCAAGGATGAACTGGAACGCATTGCCAATGACGACAATCTGAAATATCTGTTGCAACAGAAATAAGAGAAATCTGCATATGAAAATGAGGTTATATCGTAAAAATATAATTACAATACAGCCTCATTAATTTCTACAGTTTCAGATACCGGTTTCGGATCTATTATATTGATAAATTCAGTCAATTGCGCATCCGAACTTCTTTGAACGAGATTTCTAAGGCTCTTTTTTAACTCAAAAGTATCATCATCACCGCCTTGATTTATTAGCTCAACATAAAAGTCTTTGTTTTGCAAAATTAGTGATAGACATGTTGCATCGGCAATAATCGGCCTTACAATTTTATCAACAACATCTCCTGCTCGATCTTTCAAATTTCCGTGCAATCTAAGCCAAGACTCGAAAAATTGGAATTTTGTTGCATTAATAGCTTTTGTTCCATTACAAAATTCATTTCTTATATTTGTTACTGTCGATTTAATTCTTCGTTTATCCAACCTTTCAATTATATTCTTAAAACAATCAGGCAAAGAACTAAAATTCTGAGTTCCAGAAGCAATATCTATCAGAATTTTTTTGCCAAATTCTGTCAAGTTATCTGGCAAAGACTCGATTTTAGCCAATAAATAATCCGTTGCCACAAACCAATAGTATGAACTATGATTTGCCTTTTGGTTATATAATGTATCTATATTTATTTCAGACAACGCTTCGATGGCAATTTTATTGATATGGTTCGTCAGTATATTACTTACTCGAGTTGTTAAATCATAAAAAGATGCTTGAGGTATTACGTTCTTAATATTGTCTTTTGTAATATGATTATCCAAATCTTCATTCCACTTAGACAAATGCTCGATAAAATCGGCGCCCTCGACATTTATTCTATTCTTAATATTCTCAAATTGGGGTAATATTTTTGCAAGTGATAATTTATATCCCAATTTATGGTTTACCATATATTGCAGAATATCATTCAATAATGAATTATTCCAGCCTATGCTTTTAATCAGCAAGTCTCCGTAATCCGCATAATAATCCAAAATTTCCGCTATACATTTTATCTCTCCGCCTTCTATTAAAGAAACGGAACGACCATGTGCCAATTGCATGGCGACCAAATCGTAATATCCGGATTCCTGAATATTGCTATCATTGGTCCCCAACTCCGAATATAATTGATTTATGCAGCTCGAATCTAAAGTTGTAGACAAAGGACGTTGGTCATCGGGTGCCAATAAACGATAAGTAACAAATATAACCCCTACATTGTTTTTATTTACCCCTTTCGTTTTTATGCAATTCGTGATTGTTTGCAGAAGCGTTGGGAACATATAGGCAGAATCGCCTTTTAATGTTTTTACAATATCTGCATGGTCAAAATTATCGGGTAGTAAGTTTGCCAAATAAGTATCAAGTGCTTCCGGATTTGTTTTTACTTGATAATACTCGTATACTCTGGTTGTATTATCATCTCGATAGGGCTCATGTGTTTTATTTGCAATTTTAATATAATCAACAAACGTATTCGGCTCAACTGTTTTTGCTTCAATCAATGATGCAAAATCGCACGATAACTTATTTTGCTCAATAAACCAGTCTATTTCGTTTAATGTCTTGAAATAGTCGCCACCATTAAAGTCTTTGAATCGAACTATTTTCTTATACAATTGAGCAATAACATTGTTTTGGCTTTCCTTGTCTAAATGCAATAGTAACTCTTGATATACGACAGGTAACGCTTGTTTCTCGATAGGCACTTTTAATTTCAATTTTGCTATTCTTTGCCATATATGCAAAATAGTATCATTCTTTCGAGTTAATGTATGCAAACAATGTATAATTTTATCGACAAGCGCATCGTCCATTCCCCTTGTAACCTCATCCAGCACAATGTCGAATTGCTTATTGGTATTCGCATATTGGTTTATATCATGGTCTTCTTCTCCATTGATGCATCCTTCGATATATTTTTTTAATGGAATTTGTCGTGCGTGTTCAACATTAACACCATATACCAAAGCTGCAATTTCTCGTTGAGTTTGCAGATCATTATTGTTAATTATTGTTTGAATGCCATTCAGATAGTTGCCTGATAATATTTGTTCTACCGGATTTGCAAGAATTTCTGTCTTCTTCAAACAGAATAATGCTATGTTTATCATCGAAATTTCATTGCTCCATTCTTGACGAAGAGCAACCATTTCATTGATAAATGATATAATTTCCCGAACATTGGCGTTGGGATTTACCAATCTGAATATTCGATTTATAGTTTCTTCTGCATCATGTTCTGTTTCTCCGAATGCTTCAACAAACAGTTTGTTAAATATACTTCGATAGTCTGTAATAACAGGTGGAGCAACACGATAAACTATTGGGAAAGTTTTATTAATGAAATACTTGGTAAGTTGTTTTGTTTGCTCTTCGGTTTCATCTCCGAATGCACAAGCCAAATGTGTTTCATCGAAAGGAATAACAGCCCAAACATTTTCAAAACCGCTATCGGCGAAGAACGTATGGATAGAAGACCATAATTCTTTCACCTTTTCAGCTGGCAGGCGATCCATGTTGTCAAAAACAAGGACTAATTTACGTTGCCCTTTTTCCTTGATAAAATCAGAAATATCCTGCATCCACATTTTGAACTCATAGACTGTTGGTTCGTCCTCACTCAAAGTCTCATAGCAAACATCCTTTTCGACTTTATCTTGATAAATAGCCAACAAATAGCTTAAATCACATTTTTTATTTTTACGAATAAAGCGCTGCCATAACCAAACCAATAGAGCGCTAACCATAGGTATTATCCCAATTATCACTCTCCAAATAGCATGGATATCAGAATTAACATAAGCTATAAATGTAAATATCGGGGTCAAAATAGCAACCAAAAAAGCTGCAGCCATTCCGTTGCTGATACGAGGATATTTTTCTGTAATAGTTTCAGTCTTACGAGCCAATAAATATTTCAACTTTTCAGACCACGATACTTTTTTTGTATCTCCACCTTTAATCTTTATCGTCGTCTCACCGAACAGAATGCCGTCAGCAATAAGTTTGCTCGTCAGCAATTCCAATATCGATCGGCGTTGCAAATCTTCTTGATGTCCCCATGCATCATATTCAAAGAAATAATAGTCATCGGACAATTCTTTTTCCAACATTTTAACGACATTGGATTTTCCGGATCCCCAGATGCCCTCAATCCCGATAATTCGAGGTAAAGTACTTTCTTCATCCAATGAATCATTCTGACGAAAATGACGAGCAATAGTTTTTGCCAGTCTTTCTTGCGAACCTCCATCAAATTTATCAATTCCGCACGGCTTATTTTGAATGAATCTCGGATATTTCATTTGTTGAGATTGTTGAAATTTCATATATGTAATCTTTTGATTATGAAATCGTTTTCACCTAACCATCATTAACGTTGCACTCACCGCATATCCGGCAATAATGCTCCTGCATTCTTTTTGCCATACAATCAAACGGGCAAGCTATTGATTCTTTCGTTCAACAATCGGATTTTGTCCAGAAGTTCGTCAAACGGCAGAGAGTCTCCGTAAATCATGGTTTCTTGCATGATTTCATAATCCCGTTTCCAACTTTCATATACATATTCTGGTGGAACAATATGAAGAGCGCCGGATTGCAATGTAGTGTAGTCGAATCCACTCAACCCGATGAATATGCGGCGGTGTTCAATGACTGATTGGTAAAGCTCCTTGTCCTGCAAAGCTTCTTCCGCAACCGGGGTGTCCATGATTTGCCCGATGTCATACAGATGCCTCGACATCCGTTCTGTCCGTATCAACTCTTTCGGTTTGAAAAATTCCTCATGCAACAGGAATATCTTTTCCAGAAAGGTACGCTGCGGAACAACTGCCCGTACTTCAAAATCAGGTTCTGTGAAAGGAGCTTGGGTAAAAACGTCATCAATAAATGAATGCAGCCGTACAGAGGTTACCGGTTCACTCATGGAGCGACCGCTGACCTCGACAATCACTTTGGAACGGATATAGGCGGTATCTTCAAATGCCGGATGATAGGCAACCTCTATTATTTCAGGATCCGTCGTCGTGACAGGCGTGATGTTCA